TTGGTTTTGAATTCTTCATACGATGCTGGCATTTTAACCACCTTTTGTTGCTTCCACATTTACGTATACAACATGGTGAAACAGAAGTCAACAGTTATTTTAAATACTTTTCAACCATTTCAAGCAGATCGTCGTATTTGGCGACCTCATCAAGTTCTTTTTCAATCTCCTCAATGATATCTCCATGTTCACCAATCCCAGCGGGATGGTTCAAAAGAACTTCGACATTTGCTAAGTGTTTGTCGACATGCCCCTTAGCATGTGAAACAAAACATTCTAATAGACGTTCCTTCATTAGTCTTCCTTTCGTTTATCTACAACTTCTTCTAATACACCTAGAACTTCTGCTAGGATAATGAATACACCACCCCACAGCAGACTTCCACTAATAAGAGCGCCACCTGCGACGAATCGCAGGCCACTCTTAACAAAACTAACATTCATATGATTCATCATACACGATTCCCCGCAAATTGTTGTTGCATCTTAATATAGTCTAAGAACTCATTCTTGACTGATGGATTAAAGAACTGTCCACGCAACTCACAAGTTTGAGTCAACGAGCTGTGTGCCATAATGCCACGGTTCTCACAACAACCATGTGTACCTTGAATGTATACTGCAAGGTCCTTCGCGCCTGTATGAGTTGCAATCTCATTAGCAATGTCTTGTGTAAGCTCTTCTTGCAATGTACCACGTCGGGCACAGTGTTGAGCAATACGAGTGTATTTAGACAAACCAATAACCTTAACACCAGGAATCAGACCAATGTATGCTACACCAGACACTGGCTGGTGGTGATGTGAGCACATAGACTTAATCTCTGATCGTACAACAATCATACCACCATAACGTGTGTCTGCATCATCATTAGGAAATGCAGTTACGGGTGGCTGAGGGTCATAACGACCAGCCATAGTTTCATTGACATACATCTTTGCCAGACGACGAGCTGTACCCATAGAGTTAGGATCTTCACCCTGATCAATAATCAAAGAGCTAAGAACACCACGGAACTTCTCTTCGAGCTCATCAATAAGCTCCCACTTCTCATCTTCAGTAATAAACTCCGAGATGTTATCATTAGCCCAATACCGAGCTCCTGCTTCATCAATACGGTCTTTAATTACATCAGAGATATTCATTTGTTTTCCTTTAGTCATATTACTACCTTTTCAGATTTGTGTTTAATGATGGTGGAAAGGGGAGGACCATCAGACTGCGCCAGACAAAAGCTCGGAAGCACAAGTTCTGGAAAACCTTTTTGTTTTGTTAGTATTAGTCTTTTTCCCACGGGAACACTATCCATCTTTTATCTGTCAACGTCAACGCTGCAGAGGCATATGGATAATCAGTTTCTTGTTTCTTAACAAGAGACGTGAACCTAATATTAGGACGTGATCCGTGATATCGTTTAGATATCTCTAGGAATGTGCGGCCAGTATCATTAATGTCGTCAACAAAAATGACTCTGGCACCATGATCCATATAGTTTTGGATCTCTTCATTGTGTTCACACTTATCAGCATCTCTGGTCTGCCATTGTATAGTTTTCATAGGGCGATCAAGATGATGGGAAAGGTGGAGAGCAGGGAGGAGCCCACCACGAGTAATTCCCACAATGATCTCAGGTTTAAACTTTGAAACATCGTGAACAAGATTCATGTTCATTGACTCAACGTCATCATAATCTAGATAGATCTTGCTCTTAAACTTCATTCGTGTTCACCACCCATTCCACGGCCATTACGGCTCACGAAGATTGATGGCTTACGCTTTGCTGTTTCAAAAGTTGCTACTGTTACCGCGACTGCGGCTAGTAGTAGTGCATGGAGAATCATACTAAACACTCCTGCCCACATGCTACCTACAATAATAGCAAATACAATACACCACATCCATGCTAATACTTGCATGATCATATGTCGTGTACTAAAGTCAGGAATATTACTTAGTGGATTTTTCTGATGATCCATTACTACATTCCAACAATTAAATACCCATTCTCTCATTGAGATTACCTTTCTAAATATTACTCTATTTGGATAGTGAGCATCAACATCATCACGGAATTCAATTGCATCATTGATATCATGGAACTCCTGTGATACTTTGTCGTCTTTAAAGAATGCTGTTACTCTATACATATTATGTTCCTATTGCATTACCAAATAGATATACATGCATTCGACCAGATACATTGTATCCTCTTTCGAATGCCATTCTTGCTACATCTCCAGCGTCTTTCTCTTGCTCTTCTAAACGAGCACCTGTTGGCATAATCCACACTGGATATTTAACACCTTGGTTACGGAAGATGTTTACAACTTCGTCTAGTTCGTCCCATTGCTCTTGCTCTGGACCCACAACAAACTTCAGCTGACCATTACGAGATGTTTCCCAATATTGTTTTACAACATTAGGTTTAATAGCCTTCTCACGCTTCTCACCTGCTACAGTCCATAGCTTTGGTGAAATAGAGAAGAATGCTTCTGGCTTAAAGATAGGAGACTTAATACGATTAGCAAAATCGTCTGTCAAGGCTTGAGTGCCGTTAGTCTCCCACGTGATACTTGAAGGGAGGTTCTCTGACGCCATATACTGCGTCTCAGGTATCTTTCCACCAGGCATAAGAGACAAGGCTTCATAGATATCTAAGAAAGCATTCTGCGCATGACGCATCAAAGGCTCGCCGCCAGTAATACACAAATGATTGTGTTGACCAGATAGAGGATGACGGAACCAACCTTCTGGGTTGTGTTCATTCTTCATAATGTCTACTAGCTTCTGAGCTAACTCAGCTCCAGTAGCTTGACCCATAAGATGTTTAAACTTCTTTGACCAAGTATATGAACTATCACATCCCTTTTCCCACACAGGAAGATCTTCTACACGATCGACTGAGTGAGCATCAAAGTCTGCATACGGCAATTCATATGTATCAGGCTTAGTCGGAAACTTCTGACCAAAACCATCACATTGTAAGTTACACAAGAAGAATCTAATCCAAGCAGTAGGGACACCAGTATAGTGTCCCTCGCCTTGAATGCTGTGAAAGATTTCACTGTATGTATATTTCTTATCCGTCATGCGTCTTCGCTTTCTCTACACTATATCCATTACCATTAGGAAGCTCTGTCCAGATGATAGTATCACCTGGCTTCCAGTTCATAGTATCCAACAAATCGTCAGGAAACTCAAGGAATAATTCACCACTTGAATCTGCCTGAACAGTTAGAAACTTTTTATCGAGAATAGCTTTAACCATGATACCTCCTAAGCATTATAGATGGCGCTGTTAGCTCCATGCTCTGCACATTCTACAGAGACAACCCAACAACGATTGTCTGTCATCTCTCTCACCAGCTTATCAGCAAAGTCATATGCATGCTTTGCAAACATCTCTACACCCACTCCATCAAGGACAGTAAGTTCAGCTAGTCCTTTTTCAGCAAGCATGTGAAAGTCAATTAGATGTGGATCTTTTTCATCCAGAACAACTTTATGATCAAACGTATCTTCGAGCCAAGCCTTCAATGGTTTAAGTCCACCAAAGTCTACAACCCAGTTACGTTCATCAAGCTCGCTTGCACAGAATGTAAACTTGAATGCTAACGAATACCCATGTAAGAACTTACAGTGGGAGTGAGCGTTTGGCTGTCTAAAGCAAGCGCTGAGGCCAATGTTATGACCATATGTTTTTGTACTACAATAAGGCACCTTGAATACTTCCTTCCAATTTTTTTATTCCTAAAGCCCAGTTCTCTGCAGCGTCCTCAACATAACCAATAGCTTTGTTAGGAAACTCTTCTTCAAAAAACTTAACATCATTATCATCAAAATACTTAATAAAAGCAACCTCTTCTTTAAAGTCCATCCAGACTTCTGCATATCCTTTACCAAAGTCTGAATAATAAGTTGAGATCTTTCTTTGACGACTTCCTGCTGACATTATACTACTCCTTTATGAAATTGACAACGCTGGGATAAATTTTTCCAATTGCTTCTGCAACTGCTAGTGCTAAATCCATATGCTCTTGCTGCGTTCCATTAGCGGAACGTAGTTCGATATAATGAATCCATGATCTAATAGTACCATTCACATATAGTCGAGAAACTGTGTTTCCTTCTGGTAAAATAGCTCGGGCTTGTTCTTTGGCAATACCATTTTCTATTGCCCAATCGTATGCCATCTTTACCATTTCAATGATGGCTAGTTGTTTGTTGGCCCACTCATCTTCCAAAGCAGGGTCGTTGTTCTGAATACTATTCTGACGATTCTTAGGATCTTGCAACCGTGCTTCACGAATTACAAAATCATCGTTAAGATCGCGTATGTCAGCATACCGCTGAGAAAACTCTTGGAATGAGAATGACCGATGTCGGAGGAGTTGTCTGGCAATGTCTCTGGTTGTTTCAATTTCAATACAGGCGCTTGACATTTCAAATGGGGACCAGTGCTTATGTTTGATGAGATACTCAAGTAGCTTTGGCGTTGTTTTGGTGTTAGCTTGGTTCGCTGGATTGGAGACACGCGCTGCGTATGCAATGAGGTCTTGGATGTTATCAAGCCCCGTTGGTGCAAGTTCGCCAGCGTGGATACGGAAGCTGGGTTGACTATGGGAAATAAGTTTTGCATGCATTCTATCTTTTTACCTTACTGTCTGTATAATAATTGTTTCTATCACGGGTTGTCTATTCCATTTTAAAGTCTTTGAACCGTTCAGCTGTACCAGATTTGTCAAACGCTGGTGAGTCATCCACAACACCTTCTTCAGGATTCTCAGCGTCATATAATCTCATACGAGATCTATCAATACCTAATACAAACCTTTTGTGCTTACCAGGATCATTATATCTGTTCTTCAGCTGCTTCACCATTACTTGTCCTAGTGATTCCAACTCTTCCGACGATACTAAAGCAAACATTAGATCGGCCGTGGCAGGTAATCCAAAAGACTCACTCGTGTCTTCAAGCCCAGGATCCGATGAAGTAAAACCACTACGAGTCGTTTGCGTTGCAGAAAAGATTGGCACATCAAACTCAACAGCAAGACCACGTAGCTCTTCAGCAATTGCTTTGATGTATGTGTATGAATTGATTGATCCTCCCATACCTTTCATCCGACTAGAAGCACAGATATTGAGATAGTCAATAAAGATCATCTCAGGGACAAAGTTCTTCTTTAGTTTTAATTCGTTGAGTAGAGCTCTGAAATGCCCAGCATGAGCAGCTCCAGTTGGATATTCTTTAATAATCAACTTACCATTATGAGTAGCAACTAAGTCTTCTACCTTGCTAGTTAGCATAGGCTTAGATATATGTTGCAACTGATCTAACGGCACGTTAAGCAGGTTAGCATCTATACGTTCAGCAATACGCTCCTCTGCCATTTCCATTGTAATATATAGTACGTTTCTACCTTGGTTCAATACATTACCAGCTACATGACACATGAATAATGACTTACCAACACCAGTACCAGCAAGACATATATTGAGAGTCTTATTTGGAACTCCACCTTTAGTGATACGGTTGAAGTAATCTAAATCAAATGCAATTCGCTCTTCGTCCATATGATAGAACTCATATCGTTGTTCTACGTCTTCAATATAGTCGTGACCCACAGACGGATCAAACGTAACAGCTAAAGCCTTCGTCAATAGATCTGGTAGAGCATTTTTAGTTAGAGTTTTATGCTTACCATCTATGATACTAATGCTTTCCATAATAGCATTATGAATCGCTCTGTCTTGA